ATTGAGTATCCTTGCATTCTTGTTGCAAAATCTCCACGCAATAAACCATCAACGTTAATTCTGAGAAAGGCATCTGTTGGTAACAGAGTTGAGTAGGCTTCTTCAAGTTTTGTTATATAAGGTCTTAAAGTGTGTGTAACAAAGTTAATGTTGTTTTGTTCAACTGAGGCATAGGACATTGCACCGGGAGTTGTGACACAGTTCATGTGTGGAGGCACTCTGAACATGCGAGCAATTTCTTCAATTGCTAATTGACGTGACTGAATCATTTGTGCTTCGTCAGGTGCTGCAGCAGTTTTTGTAAACTTTGCTCCACCGGATAGCACGCCAACTTTGTGTGATTTTCTTAAACCTTTATGTGATCCTCTGAAAGCATCTGCTAAATCAGTTGATTGTTCTTTAGTTAGTTGTCCTGGGTGTTCAATGTATCCACCAAGGTTTGCACCTGTTCCAAAGAAGCGTGCAGCGAATTCTTGTAAGGCTGAAGCCAATCCAAGGTTTTGTTTTAATTCAGTAACTCTAGACATTCCACGCAGTTCACCAGGTCCACGCATTTCTGTGATGTGAATCATTTCTTGCTTAGGGATTATTGACTCACGATAAAGTTCATAGCGATAAGCCATTTCTTTTGTAATAGGGTCTCTTACGATTTCTACTTTAAGTGGATCAAGGACTACAAGATTGACAATATTGCCTGATTGGTCTCTGAATATTTTTACAAAAGCATTTCCATCAAGCAATAAAGAAACAAGAACTTGTTGAAAGTGTTCAATTCTTGAAATATCAATATCGGGTTTATTAACCCATTCAGGTCTTGGTCGGTAAGGAACACGATTGCCGTCTCTACGAATAAAGACATCCATAGGAAGAGTTGAAATGGTGTCAGAGATTAAAAGAACACAAGAGTAAAAGGCTGAGATTTCCATTGCTGTGTTTTCATCAATGTTTGTTCCAGCCAAAGTAGTCATTGCAAAGTTGTCGCCGGCGCCCCAGACGGATTGATAAGAGATCGCTCTTTGCTCACCAAGATTAAATAAATTACCTAACATCAACGTCTCTCAATCGCTAAACCAAATGCAACGCATGAAGCACCTATAATAATTATGCCAGCAGGAACGTAAATTAGTGCAGCCCCAACAGAAACAAGACTTAAACCTAAGACTTGGAATATTAAAGCCACTTAACTCCTAAACCATAAAAAATGCAGGCGTTGAAACAATTGCTTCTTCTCTTGCAACAGTTGCTCTATCTAATGCAATGATACTCGCAACTGCAGCATCTATTTTTCTTGGCGATCCACGATGCTCTTTCACAATTCTAGGACCTAGTCTATCGGTTTTTACGACAGCGTTGGAGATGTGTCTTGCCAATAAAGGGTCTCCATCGTGACTCAATCTTTGATTAACAACAGCGTCATAAAACTTTGCGCAAGCAGGAATCATTCGTGCTGCCGAAGTTGAGGGCCATTCAACAATCGGAATGCCATGATCTTGTAAAACTTGCATACTTCTTTGCCAACGGAAAGGATCGCAAGCAACCTCTTTGACTTTATATTTGCTACAGAATTCAATGATTGTGTTCTCCACTTCTAAAGTGTCAACGCGCCAGTCATCGGTGTCGGTCACTTGTTTCTCCCACGCTTTAACAATAAACACGTGTGGTGTTTCCTCAAGTGTGGTTCCAACAATTACAGAAGCATCACCAGAGAAAGAACCATCGAAGCCAAGAACAATTTGCACATCTTTGTCTAACTCTTTATTTAAAGCCAAACCATCCCAAGCACCATTCGGAAGCCAGGCCTGCTGACTTGAAACCCATTGGTTACATCTTTTGGTTCTAAATTCTGACTCAGGTGTTTTCTTAACCATAGATTCAAAGTCTTGTGGATCATTTAAATCACCGAAGCCTGGATTGGCTTGTTTCCAAGTCTCCTCATTGTGATGATCAGCATTAGGCATTGCTTCCCACCAAGCCATAAAGAAAGTCGGGTCAATAATTTCACCTCTTGAAACCTTTTGTCCATATTGATACAAAGAATAAGCAATTGAATCTTGACCTGTTGCGTCTGCTTTAACTCCTGCTGTTGTGATTGCCACCAGCATTGGTTCACGTCTTGCACCCATACCGAGTTGCATAACGTCAAAGAGTTCACGATTAGGTGCAGCGTGAAGTTCGTCATAAATAACCATCGTTGGTGATAGACCTTCTTTTGTGAAAGCCTCACTTGATAGAACTCTATAAATAGAATTAGTTGAAGAAACCTCAACAGCGTCTTTGTATATTTTGCAAAGTTCAGCAAGTTCTGGTTCGGCTTCAATCATTCGTTTTGCATCACCGAACACGATGCGTGCCTGGTCTCTATCGGCTGCACAAGAATAAACTTCGCCACCCTCTGGACCCATAAACAAACTCCACAACGCTAGACCAGAACCAAGTGTCGATTTTCCATTCTTTCTAGGCATGCCTATCAGGCTGGTGCGATGTGCAAACAATCCATTCTCTTTAACTGCAAATAAGTTGTGTAAAACTTCTTCTTGCCAAGGTCTTAACTGGATTGGTTCACCAGACATACCTGCAATGGTTTCTTTTGTTTGAGTGCAAAAGGTGTTAATAAAATCTGAACATTCAAACCCACGCGACCTTAATAATTCTTTCTTATCAATCGGGGTCAGCCACGCAGGTGGCCAAGAGTTAATTTTCTTCTTGGACAATTGTTTTTGTGACACGTTGTTTAAGTTCCTCTAATTTAGAACGTCTCTTAACTTCGGCAACACCTAATCTAGTTCTGTCAGTAGGACTGAAACCCAGTAGGGATAGATTATTAACTAACTGTTTATCTAACTCTCTTAAACCACGACGTTCCTCTGGTCGGTTGTCTTTCATAACCTTGATACGAAGATTCCAACGCTCGTCAACCATTTCACAAGTCATCATCAAAAGTTCTAAATCAGATTGAGGACTAATCCAAGATTGACCCATGCCCCACACGCGATCCCATAACTCGCGACCAGGAGTCATCAAAGGTCTGTGAGGTTCCGGTAAATCGTAAGCGCTTGGTAATAAAACTAAACTGCCTTCACTAGGTAAAGGTCGTTTACCAGGATTGCCAAGTAAACGTTTTTGTTCTAGTGGTCTTGGTGGTCTGCCCTTTGGCATTTACAACTCCACACGTTCAGCCTCAAGTCCGGTTAACTTTTCCCAACGTTCAATTATAACGTCACAATACTTTGGATCAAGTTCAACCATTCGACATTTTCTTTTTGTTTTCTCTGCACCGATTAATGTTGACCCTGAACCACCGAATGCATCTAAAACTATGTCACCAACTTTAGAAGAGTTTTGTAATGCTTTAGTTATTAATTCAATGGGTTTAGTTGTTGGATGTAATTCTGATTTACTTGGTCTGTCAATCTGCCAGAGATCAGTTTGTTTTCTATCTGCAACTTCAACTAAACGTGCAGCCGAATCATTCCAGCCATACCAAATTGGTTCATATTGAGTGTGATAATCCTTGCGAGAAAGAACCAATCTATCTTTTGCCCAGATGATTGTTGAGGACCAATGAAAACCTGCCTCGCGTAAATTTAAATCAATCACTGGCCATTCTTGTGCTGACATAACTAAATAAATAGGTGCGCCAGGTTTTGAATAAGACTTTAATTGAACGCAGAAGCCTTTAACGAATTCATTCCATTGACCTGCTTCCATGTGGTCATTCATGATTGTTCTTACTTTGTATCCTTGTGCGTTTCCGGGTTCAACTGCACCACCATAATTAACATTCCAGGGTGGATCGGTGAAAATAACATCTACCTTTTCTTCACCTAAGAGTTTGTTATACATACCTGAATCGGTTGAATCACCACAAGCCAATAAGTGATCTCCTAATTTCCAGATCTCACCAAGTTGAACTCGCGCTGGTGCATCATCAAAATTAAGTGGTCCCTCGTCATCGTTCACCGGTGGCTCTAAAGGTTCAAAACCAAACTCGGCAACATCCCAACCCTCGGCATCAAGTTCTAGAAGTTGATCGGCAAGAATCTTTGAATCCCATTCTGCTAATTCTGCTGTTCGATTATCAGCCAACGCGTAAGCCTTTATTTGTTCCGGGGTCCAGTCGTGAGGAATTCTTGCAACATAAATTTCTGTCCATCCAAGTTCCCTCGCTGCCTCAACAGTTCCGTTACCAGCAACGATTAAGTTGTCGCCAGAAACCACAATCGGTTTTCTCTGGCCAAACAAAGACAAAGAACCCTTGATTGCCTCAAGGTTTTTTTTGTCGTGGCGTCTTGCATTGTTCGGGTCAAGACGCAATGATGAAAGGGTGATTAATTCGATGCGCAAGTTTTGTTCCATGCATAAATCCTATTCTAAAAAAAGTTTATTTTCGCGCACCCACGCACAAGCC